ACCTTTTCTTCCTTTCTTTTGGAGAGAATGTCTGAAGGACAGGTGAGGTCGGAGAGGGCTGGGGAAAGGTCAAAAACTCCCAACAAAATAAAACACGACATTATATTGGTTTTACTACTTATCTCCTCGGTTAGAGGATATTTTTTTTTCTATTCCTTCAACTGTCAATTGCTTTTTGTCAATTTCTTTATAACTGTCCATCCTGTATCACTTTGTCCGCATAAGTCGGCAGTTTATCATGAACCAGCTGATAGATTTCATTCCAATGTGGTAAGGGCGTTACAGCGTTGTCATCGATATAGACGTGTGCATACACTTTACGCGTGTCACGGCCAGAGTATTTTGCCAGATTCATCGGAGAGTTTTCATTGATAGCGTCGAACAACACTCCCTCTTTACGCAGAAAGTTTTCAGCCTCCAGCATTTTTTCAGCCGTTCGACATGTCCAGATGATGATGAAGTAGCCTTCCTGCTTCAGTGCGTTAATTACCGATCTTGCACCCTCTTTCAGTTCCCCGATAGCCGGAAACTTATCCTCCACAATCGTGCCGTCAAAATCTATTGCAATGATATTCATGCTATTTATGTGTTAAAATGGTAAATCGTCACCCAGTTTTTTTATCTTGAAAGGATTGATATATTCTATAGAGGTGATTGCCTGTAAAATATAAATCCGTTTTTCAAGGTTAACCGCCAGTTTTTTAGCTTCCTTTTCAGCTTGCTGCTTCGTGCCGTGTTTAAAATGCGGCGCGCCCCCACCTTCTGCGTATAGCATCCAAAATGTTTCTTCCATCGTTTTCAAATTAAAAAATAAACCACCAAGCCAAGTACTATTACAATCGCGCCAATCACATAGCCTTTACATCCCTTTCTATTAGAAAGTGCAAACATTTCGTCAAAATATTCATCCATGATAGTAAATTTAAAACATGGCAAACGCAAGCACCGTTCCCACAAATGCGACATAAATCGCCCAAAATAACACCCGTTCTTTTTTTCAATTGTTTCCATCTTGTTTTACTTTTAAGTGTTCGTATTCCTTCAATATTCCCAGAGCGGTTTCCCGCATTTGTTTTTCAAGATTTTCAAATTCGAGTAAGTTCATCAAACCCGCTATTTTGTGCATCGCATTTTCCGCATCCACGTTTTTATTTTGATTAGCCGTATAAGCAAAGAGGTATAATGGTACCGGCACCTTCGCCGCGTTGTCAATCACCGCGCATCCACCCTTCTTATATGCCGCCATGTAGTTGTGCCTCTTTTTTTTCATATTCAATATCGTAAGTATGTCCAGTGTATGATTTTGCCTTCAAAGTCTTTATTGAACCAATCGAAGAAGTCTTCAACAGAATCAAAACCATCATTCCTTACCAGTTTTTCAATTTTTCCCTCATAAACACCTGTATTCAGGTTGCAAAATGCAAAATATGCACCATTGATCTCTACAGATACCTTTTTTGAAAAAAATGATTGTTGTGTATAGTGAATCTTGATCTTTTGCACACTTTTGCACATAACGACGTTAAAGCAGTTATAATGCTTCGTTCTTACGCCAGTAGCCATGTGCATTGCCATACCTCCATATCACAATACCCGGTTGGTATTTCATGTTATCTATTGTCTGTTTCAGTGCCTCTATACGAATCAGTAGAGCGTTACGCCTCGATATTAACATCTCAAAACCATCACGATATGTATTTAAAGAAAGAAGCGCATCTTCTATTGCCGCAATCTCTTTCTCAATCTCGATAATCTGTACTCTTCTTTCAACTTGTTCTTCCATGACAATTAATTTTTTAAATTTGTTTTTTTTCCCCTTATCTTTCCTCATCTGTCGATAGCGACGTTGATATACATTAGCATATTTTCTACAGTGTTCTTTGTGTGTATCCCGGTATCTTTTTTGATACGCAAGCATCCACTCTCTATGATTATTATAAAAATTTTTATGCCTTTCATCAAGCTTGCTTTTATGCGCTTGATAATACTGTTGCATATATTCTTTCCTGTTCTCCATCTTCGTGTGTGCTTTTTTATAGATTACTAAAATTCAGCTCAATAGCATTGTATTTACCGTCTTCATCTTTCACGAAAACACGATAGTATGTTTTCGAGTCAGGACGAACAATAGCCTTCTGAATTAACACACACGCTTGCTGAAAAAGAGGGTGACTGATCCGTACCGTATATTTTAATAAGCCCGTTACCTTTTTAGCATCCAACGAACCCCTTGAGGTACTAAATGCTTCCGTTACCAGGTCTTTTACAAAGTCGTATTTACTCTCAACTGTTTCTTTTAAAAACTCGTTTAACTTTTCTTGTGCAGCTTTGATTGTCAGATCATCAAAAGTGATCCGATCAGCAATCGCAACCTCTAACTTGATAGATCTGTCGAATGAGAAAATGGTAAAATTCCCTTTTGCGTCCGTTTTCACGCCATTTTCTTTCATCGATTCATCATATACCAATCCAACCCCATCTTTCATGAATGTTTTGAATTGTATCAGCTTCATCTCTAATGCTTGTGCATCTTTTAAGATCTTTGCAAGCATTGCCTCTTTCATTTTCTCCAACGGCGTAACGCGTGAACGGGGTATTGACATTCCGGTTTCGTCGATCCATTTTACTTCTTTTTTTGTGTGTAACATCGTCGTAATTGTTAAATTGTTATTCCCGTTATTTTAGTTCAAAAGCCCTTTTTTAATCAAATTCATATACCTCCAAAAAGTTCTTTCATCGATACCAACCTCTTTTTTCACGAAATTATTATAAACCCACCTATAGCATCTGTCCTGCCTACCGACTTCATAGTGTGCATCGACAATCTTCTTTATTTGTCGTGCCCTAGTGATAGTACAGATATGTGAGTGCATTTTCATCATATCAATTCATTATCGCCTGTCTGATTTCTTCAGCTTCTCTTTTTTTTTCTTTATCCAGGATCGATCCCAACTTCGTGATCAATGCCCGCATCTCTTCACAATTCATCTCATAAAGCCGCTTTCCGGCTATCCTGTTTTGTTCCAGGAACCGATTCACGTTCGTCCAGTTAGTTGTATCGACACCGTATTTTTGCAACTTAAACAAAATAGAGCTGCGTAGCATCTTAGTCTCACGTTCCAGATCTTTTTCAAACGAGTTAACCGTCTTTTGCATGTCCTCAATCATCTTATCATATCCCGCAGCATCCATCTCATGAAACTCATGCAGCGATCCGGTACGCATACCGCTGTATTGCCATACAATCTCCTCCTTTTCCGCTCCCTTCATCTTATGCAATAGCACGAAAAACCGTGCATAAACGCCTTTAGTTGTTTTCATTTTCGTTCAATTTATCCATATTGCCCAATGTTTAATCGTTCCTTGAAAACCTAAACGATTTTCTATCAAAGCGACGTCCTTAAAAACGCGCAATAAAGTAAAATCGTTCCATTCGTGCATAGTGTTTTTAGATATCAAAAATCGTTGAACAATATAAAAAATATGATCTTGATTCATTTTTATAATTATCCGAACCGGATACCCAGCCGCACTCGTTGTTTTGAAATTTGCTGTCAATATTTTCATTTCGTTTGTGATTTTTGTCGATATTCAGTACCTGCACCACAACAATTTTTAGCCTTTTTACCCTATTTTAATTGTCAATTGTCAATTGTCAATTGTCAACTGTCAATTGCTTTTAAGTCCCCAATACTCAGCTGCCATTTTCTCGTCCACATCAATACTTTCACCGCCGCCATATCGCCCCACAGGGAACGCCCGGAACCCTTCCACGTTGAAGACCACGTTAGCATCGCGCCATATCCGTGTTGCGGTGCGTCCGTCGGGTTCGTGTCCTTTCTTGTGCGAGATATAAACAAAGAGCTTATGCGGGAAAGTAGCTTTCATCATTTTGTAGTCTGTAAATGTCAGTTCAGCAAACTGAACGGAGTCGAGAAAAACAATTTCGGGAGACATTTTCTTGATCAACCGTTCTTTCAGCTCACCGATTTCCTCTTTTTCGAGCAAAATGAAGCGCGTACCCGTTTCTTCCATTGCCACGCGTTCGAGCGCCATCTGCATCGTGAGCGACAATCCTTCCTCCACGCTATCGTAAGCCACGCGACGAAAACTTGTCAAATATTTTGCCAGCATTAACGCGAAGGATGTCTTTCCGTTTTTCGGATCGCCGTAAATAAACCAGGTACCCGTCAGTTCAGGACGTCCAATCGCTTCCAACCACTTGCCTTCAAAATCCAACGTTTTGAATTTCGCATCCTGCACATTTTTAACCGAGTAAGCTCTTTTCATATTATAACTTCTTATCTTCCCGTAACTTCAAGATTTCTACCATCTACCATTTCCTTGTCCCCTTCAGGTGATTTATGGGTTACTTCTTTTCCTGTTCTCCGCATGCACGCGCCTTCTTACCCTTCTCAAATCACCTTCACAATCGTCCTGAATGTTGCGAATCGTCGCCGTGTCGTCAATCCCGTTTGCAACGCAAATCTCTTTGACGTCGTTTTTCGTCGATCCGTTCAGCGGGATAAATTTGCGTCCGATCCGGCTGTAAATCTCTTTATAGCCCTTTTTATTCAGTCTTAAACCTCTTTTAATACGTTTTTCAAGATGATCTGTTGCTGCCAGCAGAATGCCGCAATGATCCTCCAACTCGTTGTAAATAGTAATGAAGAAATACAACACCTGGTCGCTCAATTTGTCAGCTTCGTCAAAAATTAAAAGGGGTGTTTCGGCTCTCTTCAGGGCCTTGATCACTTCTCCTACCATGTCGCCAACCATTTCGCCGGCTGCATCAATACCCATCGTCCGTAACAGGGCCTGAAGGAAAAGTTTCCGGTTCCAGTATTCCGAACAGGAAAGAGCGAACACGTTTGCATGACCTTCCGTGTATGCCTCAATTGCCTTACTCTTACCGCTTCCGGCTTCGCCCGTGATAGCCATCACCAGCGCGTTCTCTTGTGCATCGCCTAAGATGCTTGTCATGATTTTGAAGTCTGTTGTTTCCACGATCACCCAGTTTTTTGATTTATACCCTATTTGATTAGCGATGTTTCTAAACATTTCATCTTTGAATGCATTCAGCTCTCCGTTCAATATCCGGCTTACCGTCGCACCGCTCACGTTCTTCAACGTATTAGCAGCTTTTTCCTGAGTACCGATCCGCTGACAATAACCTGCCAACGCCTCCCTGATTAATTGTTTTTCCTGTGTTGTCATTTTTAGTACCTGTTTAAAATATCCATTAAATCCACGTTACTTTCAACTTTCAAATATTCCCCTATCTCTTCCACCTCCTCAATTTTCCTTGCCTCTTTTTTGACGCGTACCTTTTTCGTTACGCCTTTAACATTCGGCATTGTCAATCCGTGTTGTGCCGGATGCAATCCTTCAGCTTCCATCATCGTCTCAACTTTCTCCTGCCTGCTCATCCGCCGTTCTTTGTTGATCAGTTCCTGTTGCTTGATAAATGTAGCTTCGCCGTCCGCCTGTTCTTGTTTGCCCCGATGAATGTCTAAGTATTTGCCCGCTAACGTCACAAACCGAAGGCCCGAGTGTTCCTTTATATATAAGGACACCACGCTCATATCGTTCGGATCGTACTTTACATAGAACTTTCGGCCCACATTGCTTTGGAGGAAATCATGATCCGGTTGCCCGTCACTATTCAGAACCTCATAAGCATATTTGATTTTTTTCACCTGAATCTCAATGCCGCCTGCGCGGTAAGTGTTCGGTGCATCGGTCAGGATCCCGAACAATTCTATCATATCAAACCATTCCATCTTCACTGCTTTCGGATTCACGCTTTCACGATACATTTCGATGCGCGGACGACCTGTGTCGAAGTGTTTTGCCGCATTCCATTCATCCCTGCGTTGTTTGTAGCGTGCTTTTACGTCTTCCAACGTGGGTAAATTGGCCTTGTTTGCAAGGATGAACTCCATGTTTGCTTTGCTCTCATCTTTCTTTGTCGTGATATTTTGTCCGGTAAAGTACCATTCCCGGTGTAAGAATTCAGCCTGAAAACGTCCAAACGCGCTTTCAATCGTCTTCGATTTACCGTTATAGGGCATCGTTGATATTGCCAAATGTGCCATTTTTTGCAAAAAACCACCGTTTTCAAGTTTTTTGTGGCCTCCCTGGTTATCGTAGCGTATTTCGTAGGGCCGTTCGCCGGCAAATTGCAACGCCATCCGGTAGGATAGATATTGTGCTTCAAAATCTTCTGATTTGCTGATATGATAACCGAGCAGGCACTCGCTGTATGCGTCGATTACTTCATATACGTTGCATGTTGCGATTTTGCTGTTTTCGTCCAAATAGTAGTAGTTGAGCTTTGTCCCGTCTGAGTACCAGATTGAATCTCGCATCGTAGGAAGCAATGTCCGGTGTTGCCGTGTGAACTTTTCCTTTGCCTTCAATTCGCCGTATCGCATCGCGTACCATAACGGTTCCGTTTCCGGGAGATGCAGGTATTGATGTATCGTCGTTTCGGTTGCTAACTTGGCCCATCCGCGCGAGGCGGCTATTTCGTTGTAATTTTCAAAGAGTTGTTTTGTCGTCACCCGATCAACCGGCGATGCGAAACGAGCCACTAACCAGCTCTTTGCATCCTGTACCAACTTGTCCGCGTTCCCGTTGCCATAACCTTTATGAATCAACGTATAATAACCATCCGACAGATACGACTTGAATTTTCTTTCCAAAACGCGCGGGTTGGTTGGTAGCGAATGAGGCCATTCCCGTGAAGTATCATCATCGCTTATCCAGGCTACAGCCTCATTCCAGAACTCATACATCTTTTTGCGTTTCCCGTTTCTGGCCCTTGCAGTCATTTGCCGCGTCATCACGTTCTTGATAGTATTCAGTATCGCTGCCTCGTTCGCGTATTGTTCTTTAGCCACATCCGGCAACGCCTTATCTTCATCATACCTGTATGCGTTGAAGTATTCCACAGCTTCCTGATCCGGCAATATCTCCTTTATATAAGGAGTCTTATGCGCCCTGTCCGGTTCCCCGAGTTTCTTCACAATCGCCGCCCGTCTGTCGGCTTTCTTTATTGAATTAAAATCAATCAACGCCTCACGTCCATTACCTCCTCGTGTTAATACACTTATATAACCCCTCCTTTTGTCATTTTTATAAATGTCATACGAAAATCCGCATGACAAATAATCCGATACCGTTATTGCAATTGTGTTGTTAAAGGGGATATACATTGCGTTTGTCATTTTCCTTTATATTCACGATAAGAAATCACTGCGACAACCAAACACATTATTCCGATTATCAACAAATGTGTATGACCCAAAACGACGCCTATAATCGACACTATTCCGACCAACCCAAAGATGATCCCGAAACTGATCGTAATTATTTTACCCATGACTATTTTAATTTAAAAATTACTTTGCTTCAACGCCCCCTCTTTTAATCGCGAGAGTCCTTATGCGCTTCGAATCATCAGTGTTCGTTCTGAATTTCAAAGCGCGGCTTATCGCTTGCCTGCTTATCCCCATTAATTTTGATAAATTGTTAATTTCCCCGCGTGCTGTTCTAATTTCCATATTCATTCGTATATTTGACGCCCTGTTACAATTGTTATGTGGGTGCAAATATAATAGATAATTATCGACATTCAAAACTTTTTGAAGAATAATTTCGACACGATGACGAATATTTCCGACAGAATAAAACAACTCACTGAATTAGAAAAGATTAGTATCCGACACTTGGAACAAACAATTGCATGTTCCAATGGTGTTTTATCTCGTTGTATTCAAAAAAACACGGATATCAGCAGCGTTTGGGTGTCGAAAATTATCGAAATATTCCCGGAAATAAATGCAGAATGGTTGCTAACTGGGAAAGGAGAAATAAAAAAGGAGAAGACCTATTATATTAACGAGTCACCTAACATCTTAAATGATTCAAAACAAGAATATAATAGAACCGGGATACCGCTAATACCAATTAACGCAATGGCAGCGTTTGGAAATGGAGATTTATCCGCGTTTGAATATCAATGCGAACGCTTTGTGGTGCCCACATTCAAGGATGCGGAGTTTTTAATAGGGGTAAGGGGTAGTTCCATGTATCCTAAATATAGTAGCGGAGACATAGTTGCCTGCAAGAAGGTTCCTTTAGACACCTTCTTCCAATGGAATAAAGTATATGTGCTCGACACCGAACAGGGAGCGCTGATTAAAAGGGTAAAGCCAGGCGTGGATAACGAACACATCCTTATTGTATCCGACAATAAAGAATACAATCCTTTCGAGCTTTGTATATGTAAAATACGATCGTTAGCTATCGTTTTAGGGGTAATTCGCTTAGGATCATGATATAAAAATACAATACAGCACTCATTTGGCTACATATCAATCAATTAGATTGATTTTTTTGTTTCCAATCTCACTAATTATGTATATTAAAGGGTGTTTTTCTTTGTTTTTTGTGGCGTTTTGTGGCGTTTTTTGCAGCTTAAACCCTATTCAATTACATTCTTTTGACACCCCAACTGACACCCCAACTGACACCCCAACGCGTATTTTTCGTTTTAATGAGTTTTTAAAATGGGTTTCAAGTGGTTTTTTACGGCATAAAAAAAGCCCCTTTTCAGGAGCTATTCATGCAGTCGGTTATTGGCCATCATATCGCTTTATTTCGCCCTATTCAAGCCGTTTTTAGCCATATTCGGCCATTCATATAAGCATCATAAAAGACCCGTTAAACCTAATCTTTGCAATGCCCTCAAAATCTCTCTTTAAATTAAACCCTTATTGAAGCAAATGTACTTTTCGTTTTTTCTCGTGTTCTCTTATCTCTCTATTTATCTGTTAGTTATATTTCTCTATTATGTACATTCTGTTTTATGCCCTATAAACCATCTACATTCTTTACTTT